GAATCTTAGGATTTCTTAAATTTCTACCAGACGATTTGTCAGACAAAATAGTCAACGGACTAATAGGTAGATTTTTACCAGGATAATATAAATAAAAAAGATTAACAAAGGAGACAGTAAAAATGGCATTAATTGATTCAGTATTAAATTTAATTAACAAACAACCTAAAGACCCGGACGCACCAAAACCTCCGGTCGGATCTCGTAGCGAACGCGAAGCAAAATTAAAAGATAAAGCCGGTATGGTTATTTCTGTATTTGCATTATTGCTTGCTGTCAATGCTTGGTATGGTGGTACATTAAGTAGCTTAACATTAGGTAACACAATTAAAGCAAACAACGTCTGGGCATTCTATCAAGCTAAGAGCATTAAACAAACTCTAGCAGAGCAATCATTAGACGATGCTACATATCGTAATGACAAAGAAAAGATGGCTAAACTGCAGGCCAAGATTGATCGTTACGAAAGCGATCCTGCTAGCGGTGAAGGTAAGAAAGAGTTAATGGAAAAAGCTCGTGTTTTAGAAGCCGAGCGAGATGAGGCTAAGAAACGTAGTCCATGGATTGGATATGCAAGCACTATGTACCAATTAAGCATTGTCGTATTATCCGCAAGTATTTTAGCAGTTAGTATGGGGATGTTCTGGGGTAGTTTCTTTGTTGCGGGCTTAGGCATATTGCTTTCAGCCCAAGGCTTATTCCTTTGGTTCTAAAAATGAAAACAGAACTACTATTAGAATTTGCAAAAATATCTGCAACTACCTACGACAATCCCGATGCGTCAACTGCTAAGTTCAAAGCACTGGGATATAAAATTATTAAATTCTTTAACATTGATGGTGCGCAAGCATACCTGCTAACCAATGGCACAATAACTGTGCTATCATTTAGAGGTACCGAAGTAACCGAAAAGTCAGATGTGCTAGCAGACTTGAAGTCTGGTAAGAACATTGAAGCCTGCGGTGGCAAAGTACACGTAGGTTTTAAAGGTGAGATCAACAAGATATGGCCCAGTATCTCTAAAGAGTTAGAAGACAATCCAGGCAATATCTATGTAACTGGGCACAGTCTCGGTGCTGCTATGGCTACTATCGCCGCTAGCCGCATACAAGATCGCGTAACTGCATTAATAACATTTGGAAGTCCTAGAGTTGGCAATGGCGAGTTTGTCAAGAGCTTAACTGTAGACCACTATAGAGTACAGAACAACTGCGATGATGTAACCAAAGTCCCATTTAGACTTATGGGATTTAGACATCATGGAACTCATATGTATATGAATTTTTATGGCAAGTTTAGAGATCTAACCCCGTGGCAGCGAGTAAAAGACATGGCTCGCAGTAGACTTCGAGCCAGAGCAAAAGGACAAAAGTTTATTGGTGTGTTTGATCACCTGATGGCCAACTACATTAGTAAATTAGAAAAACAGTAAATTTTAAAAACTATACATAAAAAATGGCGGGGTAACCCGCCATTCCTACCTTTGCATTAAGGTGCTTTAGGTATAGTCCTTGGTCTAGGAATATCCCCGGACACAATCTGAATACCTGTACCAAAGATTGCATTGTATTGATTATATACATCATCTTGTAGTTCAGCATTCCACACAATAGATCGTTTATCAATATGAATAATATGATCTTTAGTATATCCTGCATAAGGAATCAATGCCATTGAATGTTGGTCGGGTGTCGATTTAGAATTAACCAACATAACAGCACACGGCTTTTTAACAATAACTTTGTTCTGTTCATATTTTGTGTCGCCGACAATTTCTTCGCCGGTAACTAATTTAATCACTTCAATCATTTTTTCTCCAGTTGTTGGGGGCCGAAGCCCCCGTTATTAATACCAAACTCTTATATTTTGCATAATAGATAAATGCCTAACTTCTAGCCATTGATCGCAATACTCTATAAAAGATTTTAGTAATTGCTTAGACAAATTAGTCACCTCTGAATTCTAATTTACTTCTTCGTGTGGATAATCTTTGTCGTACTTCTTGAACGATTGCTATAAAAGCTTTAATGAATTTCATATTAAACCTCTACGCATTAATGTATCTACTCTGTACTGCAAATCTTTATGATCTACCGCATCTTTTAAATACATTTCAACTTCATCTTGATATGAAGGTTTAAACGCCTTGCTTACCCATGACCAAAAGTCTTTCATCGAAGGAACATGAACTCCTTCAAATTCTTTTAGATCATTGTTCATTATAGATTCTCGTCTTCTGTAAGTAACTGTGGCTTAGATTTTTTTACAGTCTTTGTTTTTACTTCAGAGTCTTTAACTTCAATTTTCTTTGGCTTCTTGTGCTCTGGAATAATTCTTTCCAAAAATACTTTAAGCATGCCATTGAACATTTCAGCATCTTTAACTTCAATCTGATCTTCAAGTGTAAATGCACGAGTAAATGCTCTGTTAGCAATACCCTTGAATAAGAAGGTTTCTTCCTCTTCCGCATTTTGTACATTGCCTTTGATAATCATCTTACCGTTATCAAGTTCAATCTCAATGTCTTGCTTTGCAAAACCTGCAACTGCTACTTCAATAACATAAGTGTTATCGCCGGTTTTCTTAATATTGTAAGGTGGGTAATTTGGGATGCTCTTTGTTAGATCATCATGGATTTTAGCCATCTTGTTGAATTGATCGTCAAAGCCAACATATAGTTTGTCAAAGTCTTTGAACATATCACGACCAAAAACGTCTTTAACAAATGTCATATTACTCTCCCTTTTTATTTGTTATACCACTAATTGCGTTAGCAAAAGTTTCTGAAGCAATGTTCATTACATCGTTAGAAGTCTTGGCGACTTGCTTTGTAAAAACACGTTGTGCTTCAACAAAATCGATTAGAGGTTTTTGAAGAGAATCTTCCTTGACTGTTTGTTTGAGGAAGTTGATTTTGGCGTTTTGAATTGAATCGATAGCCATGTTTGCGTAAAACATATAGTTCTCCTATTAAGCGAGTTTTAAAATTTGCTACCCCGAAGGCATAGCGTTGATCCTGCTTACTGACTACAGGGGTACCATACGTTGTACCAGCTTTAGACGTTCCCAAGGTAGTGGGATTAAAATAGGTCGGCTTCTGGTTTATACAGCCCACACCGATTGCTGCGTTTCCCATCCCGGGGATATTATTATTTAGTGCTAACAGCTAACTTTTTCTTGCCAATGTTATACTTTGTTTCCATTTTCCATTCATCTTTTTCCTTGTGGGAAATAACCTTGATCTGTGAAAGTGGAGCATAATCTAAGAAATGCTCTGGATTATTAATTTTAACTAAGCCCCAGTCTACTAGCAACTTAGCAATAGTATTTCTTCTTTGTAAATCGTTGTCTGATAGGTCAGCCGTTTTTCCATCTAAAGCAAATAGCTCTTTAAAGTGAACAATAAAGTATCTGCCTTGCTTGTGTAGTATGTGACAAGATTGATATAGTATTTTATCTTTTCTAGAAGCGACACCGATTCTAGTTAGAGTTTCTCGTACTTTTAAAAAATCATCCGGTTCAGCTAATATGACTTCTAAGGGATGATACCCAGGGAAGTCAATGTTTATAATGTCAGTAGTCATTCTTACCACCTTTTGTTATTCTTTTTCTCAATTCAATAATAATCGAGTCATTGAGCAGTGGTAACACTTGTTTGGCTTTTTCTGTGCTGTAGCCATAGTATTCTTTTACAACTTCCAAGTCATCGATTTTCTCAGCCTTGATCCATTTATTGAATCTTTTTTTGGGCCTAATAATATTTATAAGAAAATCAAATTGTAGGATTTTGTCAAGATGGGGTCTAGAATTCATCTCATTTGCGGGAATTACTGTATCATGCCCGTAAGATAAACCCTTATTAATAATATATGAGTTATATTGTTTCTCAGACCAATCATCCACAATCAACTTATCTTTGCTATAATGTATAGCATTGATAAAATCAAAGGGAGAAATTGCAGGAGCCTTATATGGAACTTCTGCTGGTTTTTCGACAGGGGTTCCAAATAGACTCATATTACCATCCTTATGAGCCCAATAGTATCTATAGTGGTAAGCAAGAGATAGTTGGCCAACATACCAAAAGATTTACGAGTCCAAGCAGCCCAAGCATAGAGACCGCAGCCGATAATCCATATAGGATAAAGAGTAAGAAGGGGCGGAGTGGGGACAGTAACAGCCATGGTAATCGAACAACCAATACTAATAGCCCAAGCAACAAGCTCAACGATAAAGCGAAAAGGATGAGAATTAAAATCATCTTTTATCCAATCAAATGTGGGTTTCAATAAATCGTTCATTTAAATTCAACCGCTGCCATAATCTCTGTTAGACAAGCTACAAGATTGATTTCTTGATCTGCACAAAATGCTGCTTTATACTGATAATCTGCAAGCAATAGAACAAGCTGTGGTACTTGTGTTACATGATCGGTCAATGTATCATATAATTTTCTAAAGATTGTTTGTGGATCATTGTCAATATTATTAACAACCCACGTACGCATCTTTTTCCAATCTCCATCTTTTAACGATGAGATTAGTTCTTGCATATTAGATTCACCGAGACTAACAAAAATACCCTCATCAATTTTACCAGATGCACTATAACGCTGAAGTTCGTTTAGAACTCTTCGATAATCAGGGAAATGCTTCTCAATCACTTTTGCTATGACTTTGCCATCCGATTCGATATTCTCAATTGCCATAATTTCCATGACACGCTTAAAGAATGCGGATGCAATCTTTGGCTTTTCACTTTTAGGCAATTTAAATTCGATGACCGCTGTTCTAGAATGAAGCGGAGGAATGATTCGATTCTTAAAGTTACAAGTAAGAATGAATCTGCAATTTGACGAGAATTCTTCAATGAATGCTCGCAATGCAGGTTGTGTAGAATTAGGATTTAGATAGTCTGCCTCATCTAAAATAACAACCTTAGGTTTGCCACTGAATGATACAGTAGAAGCAAACTGTTTAATCTTTGTACGAAGAACATCAATACCAGATTCTTCTGAACCGTTAATGATGATATAATCTGTTTCTAATTCTTCACACAATGCTCGGGCAATAGTGGTCTTACCCATACCGGCACCACCGCACAATAGCATATTTTGAATCTCCCCTTTAGACAACATCTCCTGAAAGATGTGTTTTTGGTCTGCAGGTAAAATACAATCTTCTAATGTGAGTGGTCGATACTTCTCAACCCACAAAAACTCATTTTCACGATAATCCATAATAACTCCATAATATTAAATTTGCGCGATTTTTATAGCGCAGTCAAAATGCATCAAACAATAGAGTCGGGTTCCATTGCAATGAAATACTCAATTGCTTTTGTAGCGTGTTGGAAGTGAAAAGCTTTCTTCTTTGAAATTGTAACTGTGTATGCGTCAGGGAAAATTTTAAAGTTCTCAACTGCCATATGGCAATCAAAAGAATGCTCGCTTTTACCAATTACTTTCTTGTAGGTATTTGCTGTGTCGTTTTTCTTATCACCGATAGTTAAAGAAACGTCGTCACCTTTACTGGAGATTGTGATTGTAGGTGAGCTTGTGATAGCAGCTGCCTTCATAATCATATTAACATCTTCAGATGAGAGTTTAAACTGATAGTGATTATCAATCTCAATGCTCTTGTCAGGTGCCGCAACAATAACTGTTGGGCTAGAATAGAAGTACTCAAATTTGCCGTTGTCTTTAGAAATGTTTAGGCTCTTATCACCAAACTCAACATTTTGATTTTCCATTAATGTTAGCAACGCCAACAAAGAGTTCAAATCATATACAGCTACTTCTGTGGGGAAATCTTCTACGACTTCAGCCTTAGCAAAAATGTTTTTTGCTGTACTAATTGTAGATAAAGTCTTACCTTTGCGAATCATAATATTACTATTAATCGCCGCAAAGTTCTTCAAGATTTGGATTGTTTCATTACTTATTTGCATTATTTAGCTCCTTGGGTTTCAATGTCATGTACATATAATAGCATCATTGCGTAGTGTAACACCTTTAGTATGTCTTGTCTATTGCTTCCGGCTTTCTTGCCGTATCTTTGTGCATACTTCATCACGTTACCGACGGTGAACCCTACACCGTGACCGCTATCAATTATAAATTCTGTTGCTTGGAATTTGTTCAAAGAATAATGCTCACCATAAGTAGCATCAATATATTGTTTGAATTCTTTTAACAATTCGCCTTCGTTGTATTTGTAGTTTACTTCTTTCGCCACGGATAATCACCTTTGTACTTTTGTTCCATAAATTTATTTCCTTGCAAGAAGAAATTTGCTTGCACGGAATCCGCTCTATTACCTACTCTATAATTGAGAGAATACTCACCATTCGTATTGTAGGTAAATCCATACTGAAGTAGAACTTGCATAATAACACGATCTATTTCAGGTTGATCGTCAGGATGTCTAGCTCTCCTATACCATAAAGGAGAGATTTGTATTGCTATAGGCGTTGGTAAAAAATATGCACCAACATCAACAAACAATTCCTGTTCACTTAGACAGGTTGGCCATAAGCCAAGATTTTCGCAATCATCATTACAAATATAATTACTATCTTTGTCTATAATTTTTCGCAGAGAAAACGCCCAGTCATGTTTCTCCGCAACCTTAACTAATGTCTCAATGTGTGTGGGATCAATGTAATTAT